GCACAAGAAGCAAGCGAAAGTGCTATACAAACAGGTGCAGCAACAACCCAAGGTGGTCAAGTTGTTGGATTAGTTGCGGAATAACTACTTGTTTAAACAAGTTGTGTTATAATTAATACGACACTCTACTAAGGCCGGGTGGTTAAACTAGACCTAGAACGAAAACTGTCTTGATGCCTACATACAAGACACGAGAAATAAATAATATGTAGTAGTTCAGCCGATGACATAAATGCGGCTTGTAAAAATATTATTTATAGGAGAGGACAGTAATGTCACAAAACGAAGAAGCAAGCGTAGAAACCAATACTGGTGAAGATAAAAACTGGAAGGCAATTCGTGAGGAAAATAAAACCCTCAAAGAAGAACTGATAAAGTATCAAAGCCAGGAACGAGATGAGTTGTTTAAACAAGTAGGTTTAGATAGGTCAAAAGGAATTGGTAAAGCAGCCGACCAAATGTACGAAGGCGATACTACAGCGGATGCACTAAAAGCATTCATAACTGAAGAATTTGGCGAAGAAGTATTTGGGCAACAAGACAGTTTTCGTGAAACAGTCAACGCAGGGCAGGAAAGATTAGACAACCTTGCAGCACAAGCACAAGCCGTGTCGGGTTCCCCAGGAATTCGGGACCAAATAGCCGCAGCACAAGAAACTGGTAGGGTGCGAGATAGCATCGCTTCTAAAATGAAAGCTCTTAACGAGCTAGAGAAAAAATAGTTTAGGAGAATAAGCCTCCTAAACAGAAAATTTAGGAGATAAAATGGCCGCAATAGGTGCCCCCGACCCGATTTCAGTAAGCGAAATCAATAACTTTACGGGTGAACTATTCAAAGTTGGTGCAAGAAGAACACCTTTACTATCTATGGTAGGTGGTTTAACTGGTGGTAAACTTCTTAACTCTCCTGTTTTCCAAACCCAAAAAGTAGATACACCAGCAGTATCCAGTTATACAACTGTTGCTGAAGGTGGAAACCCTGCTTATTTTGGTAGAAGCAGAAGTTCATCTATTGACTGTGTGCAAATTTGGAACCAAGGTGTTAAACTCACCTACTCCGCATTAGCATCTACAGGATATTTGAACTCACAAGCTATGGAAAGCGGGACCGCAGCTTTTGAAGGTTCTAACCCAATTAACGATGAGATGGCTTTTCAATTAGAAGAGTTGCTCTCTAAGATAGCAAGAGAAGTTGAATATGAATTTTTCAATGCTACCTTCAATGATGGAACAGATGGAAACCCAAGAGAGATGCGAGGCATCGCTGAATGGGTAGCTTCCGGAAATGGTTCATCAGCATACGCACACGATACAGCAGGTGATGGAACAGGTTCAGCCCAAGGGCTTGACTTTGATGCAATGGCTGAAACATTAAAATTAATGTATGATGCCGGTGCACCATTACAAAATGTTGTACTCTTCGCAAGACCAGGTTCAGTCTTAGACTTAAACCAAAACCTTGTTAAGAGTGGTTCTAATCAAATGGCTATCTTACCAAGAGATAGAAATGTAGCTGGTATCAACATTGATACTATCATTACACCATTTGGAAATATTGGATTAGCAGTGAACGAATTCGTTCCAGCTGACCAAGCATTCATATTGGACCTTGCATATCTTGATGTATGCTTCTTAAACATCCCTGGTAAAGGTGGTGTATTCGTAGAAGATACAGACAATGATGATGCAGCAGCAGTATCAAAGCGTGTATATATGGAAATTGGTCTTGAAAAAGGACCTGCCGAATATCACGCAGTTATCAATGGCGTAAGCTAAAGATAAAATTTACAATATTTGGGTGGAACTCCACCTCCACCCACTTCTTGTGTTAAAATATTACATAAGATTTAGGAGAAGATAAATGCCGGTAGCAGGTAAAAGTTTATACAAAACCAAAACAGTACTTATAGATGTAAGCGAAAGCACTACAGTTTCTACAGCAGTAGATACTGATGGTTTATTACTAGCAGGAATTAGGTTCCCAGCTGCAATAACAAGTTCTACAATTACATTTCAAGTGACATCTACAAATTCATCCGGGGCTTTTAAAAACCTAGTTGAAACTGATGGTACAGATGTGTCATATACAGTATCAGCAGACAAACAAGTTCGTGTTGACCCTAGTGGATGGGCTGGAGTAGGTGCAATTAAAGTCGTAGCTGGACAAGCAGAAAGCTATGACTGTAAAATTGAATTAGTATTTCATTCAGCATAAGGTAAAAAATGAGTAGTGATATAAGAGGCCTAGTAGATAGGACCTTTAGAGAGTATTTAGAACCAATGGATAGTTTAGAAAGCTATACATATCTAACTACTGGTATAGGTACAACTGAAACAACTATTGCTTATGATGGTGATTTGTTAAGCATTGAAGAAGAAGATGCATTAGATGGTGGTGCAATAATAGAAATTGGTACCGAACTTATGTATTCTAAAGGACTTAATGCTGCTGGAAATACTATCACAGTATCAAGAGGTGCTAGAGGAACAACTGCACAAACTCACAGTACAAACGATTTAATTAAATTATCACCTGCATTCCCAAGAATTAATGTTTTTAATGCAGTTAAAGACCAAATAGAAAATCTGTATCCTACTCTCTACGCAATAGAAGAACAAACAATAGCAGCTGCTACAGGGTATGTAGCACTAACAGGTGGTGATGATAATAGAATTGTTGCACCACTTAAAGCAGTATCACAATATACAAACCTATCTTCCGGTAGTGAAACATCGGTACAGTTTAGAGGTGTAGCAGTAGAACTAATTGATGTGCCTACAACAGTCACAGCTAGTGGTAAAGTAGTACAGTTCTCCGGTGTAAATAATGGTGTAAATGTTCATTGCACATTTAAGAAAAAATTCGGTGAGATAACAAATGAAGATACAACATTATCTTCTATAGGTTTAGAAACAGAATACGAACCTATAGTTATGGCCGGAGTAGCCGCACAGATACTAGCAGGTAGAGATATACCTTCTGCTACTGCTGAATACATAACAGAGAGTATGGCCCTAACTACATTCCCAGTTAATTCAGCTACCAGCATTAGGAATAGTTTGTTGCAATATCAACAAGTTCTTATAAATCAAGCTAGAAAAGATTTAAGAGCAAGGTTCCCGGAACCAGTCACTCTTAACAGTGTGGTGTATCCAAGTGCCTAGGGTTGCAACTACTAATAATATTACAAATCCTCAAAGATATGGATATGATGTGCGTATTGATGAGTTATTGTTGCGTTCAGCAGCAGGTACAGATAGAACATTAACAATACAATCCAGTGATGTTCAAGACAACACAGTTAATGTTGCAAGAAATCCCGAAGATTTTACATCTAATGTTGGAAGAATATACTCCAGGAATAATTTTTCTGCTGGTCAAGGTTTAGATACCGCACATAGAGCTGATGCAAAAGCTAATGATGCTAATAGATTTTGGGACAGTAATGGTGTAGATGTCTTTCACGGAGATGATGAAACATCTTATAACATTCACCTACTACACACAACAGCACCGGAAGGAATAAGTTTTTCAAATACAAATAACTACCTTGTTCAAACAACTAATGGTTATTTGTATGTGACAGATGGAACAGATATACATTTATCTACTGATGATGGTGTGACCTGGAGTACAATAGCTTCCGGAACTAATGGTGCAACACATAACTTTACAGGATTAGCCGCAGTAGGAAACAATTTGTACGCTACAACTGCTAATGGAACTACAGGTTCGCAAGTAATTTACTACGATGGTAGCACTTGGTCGGTTCTTACTACAGCACAAGCTGCTGCTGGTGGCCTAAATGGTATATGGTTTGCTAAAGGACAGCTATTTATTAGCGGTGATGATGGAACAGTAGAGAGATTATGGGCATTATCACCATTTGAACACTCCTGGAGTGCAAGTGATTTACAAACTTCTGCACAAATTGTATCTTTTGAGGACACACACCACATATCACAAGTAGCTGATGCAGGTGCAGTAGTTCTAGTAGCCGCAACAGATGGAAATATATATTCTATTAAAGAAGTAGAAGGTACTATGACACTAAAAGGCCAAACTACTATACCATTTGAAGAGGTACATTCAATAGCTGCAACAGAAGGCCAGGTATTTTTTGGTACAAAAGAATATACCAGGGATGTTGGAAGATTTTATCGTGCACAATTATCAGTAGCAGATGATTTATATGTGCTAGCAGGTAGGCAATTAATAAAAGAATGGGTTATTACTGGTATAGATACAACACCTAAACATATGTTTGTATCAAGAGATAGTGTTTATTTAGGAGTACAAGAAGATACTAATGAAAGTTATTTATGGAGATACTATTTACCAACTGCTGGTTTTGCTAGAGATTTAGAGGCAGGTGCAGGAGGCCATATAACTGGTATAACTATTGCAGGGGATAAATTCTGCATTGTTGTAGCAGGCCAAGATTTATACAGGGAAACCTCGTTGTTTAAACAAGAAGGTTATCTCATTACTTCTGCTGCTGATTTCTTTACAGCAGAACATAAGCAGTATGTAGGTGCAGAAATATCTACATTGTCTTTAGCAGACAACACAAGTGTAGAGTTAGAGTACAGTACAGTATTTGAAGCCCTAGATAATCCAACACACAGTAGTTTTAAGAATGCATTAACACAAATTATAGGTGTTGGTGACACAGAAAAACAAATAGCAGAAGTATCTAGGTACATTATTGGTAAGGTAATACTTAAATCTAGTGACCAGGTATCTACACCTTATGTTAAATCTATGCAGTTTCGTGCATTAGCAAGGCCCGAACTTGTTGTTGCACAGATACCAGTTAATTTAAGTGATAGAGTTGAAAGGCCTAATAGAAAACCTCTTAGAGTAAAAGGACTTGGAGATGTTTTATATACGGCACTAAAACAAAAAGAAGGTGATGCTGTGACACTAGAGTTATATACGCCCAAGGAAACAATAAGAGGTGTAGTAGAACAAGTAAGTTATCCAATTATTGATAATGAAAATATTGGTAGTGATTTTCTATTTGCTATAGTCACAGTAAGAGGAACTAGGGTACCATTAACAACTGACCCTACAAGCGAAGAAGTATTTGGACTTCCAATGCTTGGTAAAGCAATATTTGGTGGGTAGAATATATGGTATCATTGTTTAAACAAGGAGATAAATGACCGCACAACAGATTAATTACAGCAACTTTTATGAAAGTACAGTTGCATCTACTCAAATAGGTAGTAGTGATACAGCTTTTGACATTACTGCGGTAGCTACTTCTAATGGAACTGATGCTATTAATGCACCATACTACATAGTAGTTGACCCGGATACAGCATCTAAAAGAGAAGTAATGTTAGTGACTAATGTTGCTGGTACTACTCTTACAGTAGAACGAGATAAAGAAGGCAGACACACAACAGACCCAGTTCACGCACAAAATACAGTAGTTCGTATGGCCGTTGTTGGAGAAATGTTTGAAGATATGCACGACCAAATAACAGATGGTGCAATTACAATAAAAAACAAAGTAATACAAGATTTTACAGAAACAGTATATGGTAGTTCAGCTAGCGTAGGAGGAAACTTAGATATAGATATTGATAACGGAAATATACACACAGTCACCTTAACTGAAAGCGTGACAGGAATAGATTTTCTTAACTTACCAACAAGTGGTATGTGTGTAGTACAAATATTATTTACACAACCATCTTCACAGTCTTATACAGTTGCGTTAGATGCAATAACAATTAATGGTGCGGGTGCAGTCACAGGTAATACAAGTGGTAATGGTGGAATAACTATTACTGCAAACCCTTCTACTGATACAGTTGATATATTAACCTTTGCTTTTGTCAATGGTGGAACACCTCATATCACTGCATTCCAAGACAGTAGAAATGCGTAATGCCTTTAGGTGCATATAAACTAGCTATCTATTCAGCCGGAGATACTAACCCTCCAGTGTGGACAACAGCAGCAGGACTACTAGGAACTTTTAGGCCTGGTAAAACAATAGCTTCTCAAAGTGCAGACATATCAGTTGCCGCAGCAGATGAAGAAGGCAATGGAGAAAACTTTAGCATAACTTCCGGTTCATTACCTACAGGATTGTCAATGGTAGATAATGGAAATGGAACTGCTACAATTAGTGGTACACCAGGACAAGTCACTAGTAGTACAACATCTAACTTTGATATAACAGTAGAAGATGACAAAGGCAATGGTGACCCAAGGTCATTTAGTATTGTCATTCAACCTAACTACTTCGGTGACAGTAGCGATGGTGCATATACAGGAGGTAATGATTAATGGCTGCTTATACTTGGACAGTTAACAATGCAGGAACATATACAGGTGATATGGTTGTAAGACAATATTCATCTTTTAACTTAGGTGCTGGTGATACACTTGAACCAGCTTCTAAATGCAATGGAGTTATGATATTTGTAGATGGTGATGCAACTATTGATGGTGCAATAACAGTGCGTGGTGCATACCTAGGTACTCCAGCTGATACATCTTGGAATTTAAAATGGATTAAATCCGGTGAAACACAAAGTGGTGATAATACATCTAGTGACTGGGGCAATGGTTCCAGTGCAGCTAATGGTGTAGAGAGTACATTAGCTACAATACTTAGTAAAATGCCTGCACCTTCCGGCAATGCTTTTAACATTTTTACAGGTTCAAATACAGGAGATAACTCCGGTGGTTGTGGATATGGTGGTGGTGCAACTAACGAAGGACAAAACTCAAATAACCAAGGTTCTCCATTCTCCGGTGGTTCCGGTAGTGGTGGTGACATAGGTAGTTCTAACAACCCTGCACCTACAAGATATGGTGGTCAAGGTGGTGATGGCCGAGGTGGTGCTTACGCTATGGGTTGTGGTGCTGGTAATCCAACTGGTACAGGAAACTCCGCAGCTGCTAGCTATACAGGTGGTTTATTTGTATTGGCTGCTAGTGGAGATATATTAGGTTCCGGTTCTATTGATTGCAGTGGTGGTAATGGAGGATACGCTTCTTTTACTAGCACTGAAGTTCTTTATGCTTATGGTGGTGGTGCTTCCGGTGGAGGTAGAATTATATTGTTAGCAGGAGGAACTATATCTAGCAGCATTACTACAAATATAAATGGTGGTACAGGTGGTGGTAGAACAGGCAGTAAGTATTTAACTTCCGGCCAACACGGGCATAGAGGCCAACACGGAACTCTTACAAAAGTAGAAGGTGTTGCAGTTTAATGGAAGATATAGAGATTGTATGTGTTATTGATGATGGTGGAGATAGAAGATGTTTTTCTATTGCAGAAGATAGAAACTTAATGCCGGTATGTCACAGTACAAATACTAAACCAACCAATGATATTGAATGGTATAACGAGTTGTTTAAACAGACAACTATAAACCCGGAAACAGAGGCCGCTGTAATAAAGGACTGGTCATAGGTGTTTGAAACATTAATATCCCCATTTAAAGATATGGAAGATTATCAACCAATGCACCATAAAGATTATCTTGAAGTGTTAGATTTTAACGAAGAAGGAGAGGAATATTTAGAAACACTATTTACAAATCAAATAAAACATTGCAGTAGATTTATTAATCAAACAGTTAGTGAAGCTGGTGTATGTAAAAATGATATAATAGAGTTAAATAATTTAGGTTTAGTATGAGCATATTAATTAATTTAAAAGAAGGTAAAAATCTAGGAATAGAAGTCACATCGGGACCAATAGTTTCTTCAGTGTCTTTATTAGGAGGTGCTGTTTATGCAGGTACAGGTGAAAGTGCAGACTTATTAGAACACCTAAGAGGATACGATGCAGCAAGTGATGCAGCTGGAAATGACCCGACATTTAATATTAATGGTACAAATAGAGATGCTAAGTTTACAAATTATACAGGCCCTATATCTTTTGGTGCAGGTACTTTACCGGCAGCAACATCTAAATTATCTTGTGCAAGAATTGATGGTGACTTAACAATAAGTTCCGGATTTACATTGTATCCATCTACAGATTGTTATGGTATGTACATATATGTAGATGGTAATTTAACAGTTGATGGAACTATTAGCACTTACCAATATGGTGAAAGTAGGACATCCGCAGCTGGTGCTTTATCAATAAACGGAAATGTTAATGAAACTGCTGGTAGTACAATAATTGCTTTTGATGGTAGTGCTGGTTCGCATACTAATGGTTCTTCAACAGCATCCGCAATACAAACAGGTGGTGGAGGTCAAGGACAATATGGTTCATATGGCCGTGGTAATGGTGCTATAGGACACTCATTTGCCGGAGGTTCCGGTGGTGGTGGAGGTGGAGGAATAGCATATCCAGGTCACTACCAAGGTGGTGGAGGTGGTGGCGGTGGTGCTACTACATACTCACGAAATGGTGGTAATGGTGGTGCATCCGGTTATACAAAATGGGGATATTGGACAGCTGATGCTGGAGGTACAGGTGGAAATGGTAATCCAGCTGGAGGCGGAGGTGCAAATAACTCTCGTAATGGTAGCGATAGCCGTGCTGGTTATGGTGGTCATAGCAGTTCTGTATCAAGTTCTTTAGTCGTATATGCTACAGGTGATATAACAATTAACTCCGGTGGTGTAATAGAAACTAAAGGTCGTGGTGGACAAACAGGTGGTACATCAAGATTATCAGCAGGTGGTGGTGGAGGTACAGGTGGAGGTGCATTAGTCGCTATATGTGGAGGTACATTTACAAACAATGGAACTGTTTCTACTAATGGTGGTAGCACTGGTAGCGGTAGAGGTTCCGGTTCATCAGCAGGAAATGGTGGTTTACTAACAGGTGGAGGATATGCTTAATGAAAATATGGATTAATGACAATATAGAAAGTCATAGGAACTGGTTAGACAACTTTGGTGTGACTGAAGATGATGAAGTTTTAGACCAAAAAAATGATGATTATGTTAGTGCTAAAAATCATCCCACAGTAGAAGTAAATATACCTGCAAAAAGTTTTCAAGAAACAGTACCGGAATGGATTAATCCAGTGACAGGTGAAGAACTAGGTGAACAAATAGTTAGTATCAATGTCACTGAACACTTAGGTATATACTATTTTGAAAACAAACAAGCAGTCTTAGACTGGATAACTAACACATTAGATGTAATGCCTGGACCAGTAGAAGAACCGGATGGTGAGCAAGATAACATTCCAGTCACACATTTACCGGAAATACCTGCACAGTTTGAGTAAGTAGCTAAACTAAAAATATGGTGGATAATAAAATACAATTCGTTTCTATGTGGGAAGGTATGCCCGAAGAATTATATCCTCAACCTTCAAGATTAGAATATCCTAAATGGTTTAAAGATATGCCTATATTAACTGATGGTCAAAAAAAATATGACAGAGGTGGAACAGTTAAAAGATGCCCTAGTTTTATAGAATGGTTTGGTCAAGGTTATCTATTAAAAATGTGGGCAGATGTTGTATTAAATAACAGTGATGAAGGATGGGGATGGAGAACTCCCGATAGCGAACATAGCTGGGACAGACATCCAAAAGAACAGTTTGAAGATTACTTACCACACGACAGAGTAAATGTTGTTTATAAATGTAGGTCGCCCTGGAAAGTATTAACACCTCCAGGATGGAGTTGTTATGAGCTACCTTTGTTATTTGATTACAACCGGGACTGGGAAGTAATGGCCGGTATAAATGGTACAGATACATTCTTTGAATGGAATACTACAATATGTTTGTTTGGTGATAAAAAAGAAATATTTATACCGAGAGGAACACCTATATCACAGATAGTTCCATTCAAAAGAAAAAAATTAAAACCGGAAAATAAATACTATGGTGACATAGACAAAGCAACCAAAGCACGAATAAAGTTATCACAGTACAATGGAAGAAGTATGTTTACCGGAAGTTATAAGATAGGAAAGTATGAGTAGAACAAAAGTATATTGGACAATATCACCATTAGTAGAAACACCTAGTGTTATTTATGAAAACCCTGCTAAATATGCATCGTTAGCTAAATGCCCGGTAGTTGGTGAACACGCAAGTAGAACTAGAGTATTGCTTTCACCATACGATTTAAAAATAAAACCTAACTTTATATACAACCAGGTGCAAGAGAGAGATATATTTAATCAATTTTTTGCAGAGAGTAAAGATATAATAGATGAGTTTATATGGACACCGGATACTTTAATTTTTACACACAGCAATGAATGGTATAGCGAACACCAACCACAGTTTCAAATGGTTATGCCTTATGTATTTGTGTGTGAAGAAGATATTGATATGTCAATAATAGGATTACAAGCTAGCGAAACAAGGAGTAAATTAAGCAACCTTAAATTCATAGAGGCAACTATGCCTATAGGTAGAATGGCTAGGCCTTTGTCTAGTGCTTGGGCTTTTACTGATAAAGAAGAGGCACACTTTATTAAAGGTGAACCACAGATGAAGTTGTTGTTTTCTAAGCCAGTAGAGCTACAATACTTTACTCCAGGCCCGCTGTTTAAACAATGGTCTAAAGTAAATAATGGATTTGTTAATTACCAAAGGCACGGAACTAAAAGAAAATTTAATAACATACTTTCACGAAGGCCAAAGAATATGTTTGCAGAAATTAAAAAGAACATTGAATATAGAGAGGCATAGTTCTGTGATATAATCCTATCTATGGATTTATTTATTGTATTTATAGCTGGTTATTTTTGCAGAGATTTTTTTATTTTTTTAAAAAACATTAGCAATTACAGTACCGAACAAGACTGGGACTGGATAACCTATGATGCGGATGATTTACCATAATGGCTAACTCTACAAATGGATATACAAATAAGGAGTTATTAAATATGGTAATGGACCAGTTAAAAGAGATAGATAAAAAACTAGAGGCCAAACTAGACAAAGCAGAATTTTATAAAGTATTAGGATTATTAATCGCAGTAGGTGGACTTGTTGTTGCTGCTTTAATGTAGGAGAACAATGAAAGCCCAAGTTAATTTAGGACAAATACTACAAGGTGGTTTAGCTGCACTTGTAGGTTGGTTATTCAAAACAGTCAATGATATGCAACAAGAAGTTGCTACTTTAAAAGCACAAGTTATTGCGTATCAAGACAGTATTGCAGGATTTAACCAAAACTTAATGGTAATTGAAGAAGTAATTAGAGAAATTTTATTTAAAGTAGGAGGATAGTATGGACTGTTGTGGTGGCGGTTGCTGCGGTGGTGAATAATGCTAGCTAAGCTAAAAGAGAATATTGCTTTTGTAGCTGTAGCTTTAGGTCTTATGGGTTCTGTTGGTGCAGGACTAACTACAGCTGCGGACATAGTCAATACGCTTCAAGGTATTGATGACCGAATGAATAACATTGAGTATGAGTTTCAAACACTCAAAGATAGTACGATGGTATCAAATGATATTGCAGTATTGTATGAAAAAATATATGCATTAGAACAAACAGCACAACAAGTAGAGTATTACGAAAGTCAATATGCTTACCTTCAAGCAGAGATAAACAACCTAAATAATAATATAGCTACATTAAAGTACGATACCGAACAAGCATTACGAGATGCTAACTGGGACCTGGACCAAAAATATGTACCGGAAATTTGGGAATGGAATGATTTAGGTGACAAAATAATTAGACTGGAAACACAGGTACAAAACATACAAAATGATTTATGGGAGTTAGATGTGTTAGATGACAGGTTAACTTGGTTAGAAAGTAATCAATAAATTGTGTATAGTAGATAGTAGAGATGATGGTTCATTTGTACAGATTTGCGATTGTAAGTATGGTAGTTCTAGTTGCACTACTACAAAGTCTTACTAATCCATTGACTGCTTATCTAGTACGCAGAGAAACTAGGAGATACAATGAAATTACAAGTAGTTAGAACACAATTTGGAAGTAATGCGACCAATGGTTTACTGTTCATTGATGGTGTTTTTGAATGTTATACACTTGAAGATGAACAAAGAGATGTAAAAGTTATGCACGAAACCTGCATCCCGGAAGGTACTTACAAGATTAAGCTAAGAAATGCAGGTGGTTTTAATACCAGGTACGCTAAGAAATATCCTACTATGCATCGTGGTATGTTGCACATACAAGATGTGCCCGGCTTCTCTTGGATATTAATTCACCAGGGGAATTTTGAAAATAACACATCGGGCTGTCTATTGCTAGGAAATTCTCAACAAGATTTAGATGTTAGCGACAAAGGGTTTATCGGGGCCAGTGCTGATGCGTACAAGAAGGCCTATCCAAAAATATCAAATGCAATACTTAAAGGTGAAGAGGTCACAATAGAATACACAACTATTAATAAACTATTTACTAAGCCATTGGACCAGGCCTCTAGCATAGATGTTGATATTGCAAAGGATATTATGGAGAAACTACAAGAAGTCAATGGTAATGTTATTAAAACTAATGCTATGCTAAAGGGTAGAGTAATTAGATAATGCTAGAAAAATATAAAAGAGCAAGAAATACCGAGGGGAAGTTCAAGAAGGACTTGCGGTGGACACCTTGGAATGATGCGTGGGAGTATAAAATGAGTAAGGAATACAAAGAAGTTCTTAATAAAACTATTTGGACATTCGTAGAGGCATTCATATCTGCACTCACAGTAGCACCATTAGTTGGTGTTGATGCTGATGCAGTACAGTTAGCCGCCCTATCCGGTGGTGCAGCCGCACTCGTTGTAGTAAAAGAGTTCGCCAAAAAACAAATTGGTAATAAATCTACAACAACTGCATCTAAATAATCAAAGTTAAATACCGGGGTAATTCAACATCCGTTATATACTTGTTTAAACAAGCAATAAAAACGGAGGTAAACATTGTCTAAAAAGAAAAAAGATAAAGGGATACCGGTAGAGAATAGTAATAACTTTTACAAAGCCGGTTGGAAACCTAACGCTGAATTTAATCACGAAACAAACAGAGGTGAAATAACAGAGGTCACCACTGATAAGAACTACCACAATAACTACGACAACATACTAAAGAAGTGGGGATTTAATCCTAAAGAGTATGAGATAGATGGTATTTTAAAGGTATCTTCCTGGAATGCACAGCTTAAAGGTGGTAGGGTTGAAACATTTTATGCATTCAAGGGTACAATTCGTAGAAAAAATTTATCAAGAGATAAGTATTACAAGGAGTTGTTTAAACAGGCAGTCAAGAAACCACCACTACCAAAGCATAATATCTTTAAGGGTGACACTGCATTCTGCTTCTTTATGGCCGACTTTCAGTTGGGTAAAGATGACTATGGTGTAGAGAATACAGTCAAAAGATTTGATGTTGCTTTACAAGATGGGTTGCAACTACTAAAGAACTACAGAAAAATGGGTATGAAGATAGATGAGATATACCTAATAGGAATGGGTGACCTTACAGAAGGGTGCAGTAAATTCTTTTACGACAGTCAACCACACAATGTTTCTTTAAATCTATTAGAACAATATGCATTAGCCAGGGCAATGATATTTAAGGCAGTAGAAAACTTCTTACCTCACGCAGATAAGATAGTTCTTACTGGTGTTCCTGGTAATCACGGAGAAATGACAAGAAGTTCTAAGGGTCAAGTGTTGTCTAATCGTTTAGATAACAGTGACACTATGCATATACAAATAATGGATGAGATATTTAAAGCTAATCCGGAGAGATACAAGAAGGTAGAGGTAATAGTTCCGGAGGGTTATCACTTAAACTTAGATATAAAGGGTGTGCCTTGTGCTTTTACTCACGGCCATATGAGTTCGGGCAGTGGGAATGCAGAGGCCAAGATAGAGAACTGGTGGAAGGGTCAAATGTATGGGTTCTTACCATCGGGTGATGCGAAAATTCTAGTCACAGGCCATTACCATCACTTTCGGGCCAAGACACAAGGAGATAGACACTGGTTTCAATGCCCATCCATAGATAAAAGTATAGACTTTACACAACGAACAGGCCTTTGGTCACATCCAGGGGTTCTTACTTTATTAATAAACGACAGAGGCCCTAGCTTTCCAGTCATTGTTTAAACAAGCAGGCCAGGCCTAGCTTTTAAAGGCTAGACCTGCTATCTCATCAATGGGTACCAGTACTCCCTTACTTCTATTACCATCGCCACCGACCACATCCCTTTTGGATTGTAGATATTTACTTACTATTTTTTTAAGGTCAGCAACTCTAACAATATAAGCAATGACAGGAATTTCTAACTCATCAACAAGAAACACACACCAGTATTCAGCTTTTGTAGCTGCTATACCACTGCGTTCCCACTCATTACTACCGATAGGCATATAAGAATACTCCACAAAATGGTTTCGTGTGTTCTCCCATATATGTCTTTCGCTTTTAACTTCTATGTTTTTACCTAACATAAACTCTTTAAATAGTTCCTCCATCTCTTCACCTTTTGCAAGGTCATCGTGAAACTTTTGTGTGTCTATGTCGTAGTCTTTATTCTTAGGCATCGTTCCTCCAGCAGTGTCCGCTACTATACCAATGGTGCTTACCATCGTTGTACCACAACCAAGATGCTACCTTTGTTGATATAACTGGGTCAGTTCTTGGGCTAGTAATCTTTAGTTTGGGTGTAAGCCAGGCCCAAGTGTCATCGTTAAACTGGAATAGACCAACATCTCTAGTTCCATTCGTGTTATCGTTGACTGCATTAGGCCTGCCCGAACTCTCACAATATATAATTGTGAGAACCTCCGCTACATCTTCTTCTTTGAAGTGTTCGCTTATTAGAGGTTCCCATTCAATTACATACTCTATCTTCTTCACATTGTTTAAACAATTAGAATAAAGGCTTATATCACTAGGCATCTCTCCAACTGGATAGATACATAGGGGTAATACCAATTTAAAAAATAGGGGTATTAGCATTCCTTCTCTTCTCCTCATCTTTCCTATGTGTTAATTCTACCAAGTAAGCATTGCATCCTTGCAGTTCAGTTTTCATTGAACCAGTGTTGGTCACAACTTTATCCATTACCGCACAATAATAGTTTCCATCATTGTCGTAATAGACTGGTTGTTCCTTACTGCAACGATGCTTGAACTTACATTTGGTTGAGGGCATAGATGGTATATCAAAATTATGATTAGGGTATCTATCCTTAATCTTCTT